AAATAGTTATTCATCCCTATCATCCAATCAGGATGGTAAGAATAAAAAGATGGAAATCCTTGAACTCCCTCACTATATGATAATGTATAATTTTTAAATGTTACGTCACTCATATTTTTATATTTAGCAAGAACCTGTGTCTATTACTACTCCGTTAAAATCTACTTCAATCCAACCTGAAGATGTCTTATAAAAGCCTCCCGGTAGTTTGTTTTGTCCGTATTGGTCTGAGAACACAAAGTCATATAGTCCCGGAACTCCTTCGCTACCACGTACAGGAACATTATAATATGTTATGATTAAATCTCTCGCACAAGCATCAGTAGAATTTACCTCAGAAATATTTGAACTTTGGTATCCAAAAAGAAGCGCAGGACAAAAAACCTCTATATCAAATGCAGTTCCCGAACAAGGACCTACAAATTCAAAACTTACTTGTGTCGGAGCAGGAGTTGGTTTAGGTATAACCATAGTACAAGTTCCCGGAGAACTCGATGTTAATGAAACATCCCCTGAATCTATTGATACAGTTTGTTGATTTCCTGATGTATTAAAAGAACCGTCTGAATAAACATATTCATTTAATACGTATGTATTTCCCGAAATACCACAATCACTTCCTGTAGTTCCAACATACGTATGACCACTCGCGTTTGTACTACCGTGGTATCCACTTGCATAAGCACTTAACTTGTTGTAAACAACACCGTCATATATTGCTTTTATGCCATCAGGGACACTAAATGGGTTGAATTTAACAATGATTGCTCCAACATCAAATGCAGTTCCTCCTGTGTCTATATTAAGAAGGTATATACCTTGATTTCCACTTGCTGAAAGTGAACCTCCACAAGGCTCTGCAGGTGGTAAACAAGAAGGACATATTTGAGCAGGAAGTAAAGAGCATCCTGATAATTCTCTAACAATTGTTCCGTCTGAATAAAAACCATCTGCCGCACAAATAGTTAACTCCGCATCAGTAAATACCGATGTAGAGTTATCTAAAGTAGTTCCATCTAAATAATAGTTTGCCATATTTTATTGTTCGTTAGATATGTTATTTGAATCTGAGAAGTAACAATGTATACTATCTCCACAGAAGTATGTTTGTTGTGAGTACAATGAAGAGTCACCGTTTAAAGATGTAGATGATTGAACTGTACCACATCTAACATATGTAACATCGTTATCATAGTAGAACTGAATTACATCTCCTACATCAAACAAAGTAGTACCTGTTCTTACAACATAATAATCTCCTGTTTCGCAATCAGATACGGTATATTTCTGCTCAGTTGGTTTAGGAGCAGTAACGGTAACAGTTCTTGTAACGGTTGATGCAGCGTTTCCTGATGAGTCAGTTACATCATAAGTTACGACATAAGTGCCTTGAACACTTGTATCAACAGTATCACCTCCTATAACAATTAAATTAGTAATTTCACCATCCACATTATCCGTTGCAGTTGCGCCTTGCTCAGTATACGTTCCCTCTTGAACTACGCTTACCGTTGAAGGTCCAACGAGAGTAATTGTAGGACTCGTTGTATCAACAGGTGTAGAATCCACTACAGAAACAGACCTCGTGTTAAATGAAGTGTTACCTGCAGCATCAGAAACCTCGTAGTTTACATAGTAATTTCCTTCTACGCTTGTATTCACGTTTGTTGACACAATTATGTTAGCAGTTAAATCTCCATCTACACTATCAAATGCCGTAGCACCCGCATCAGTATACGTTGAGTTTAATTCAACTGTAATAGGATTATTGCCTAACAATGTGATAGTAGGCGGTGTTGTGTCAGCAGGTGTTGACTCTACTACATTAACCGCTCTCGAAGCGTATGAAATGTTTCCTGAGAAGTCAAACACCTCGTAATTAACATAGTAAAGACCTTCGGTACTTGTGTCTACATTTGTTGTAGTGCTAATATTAAATGAAACATCACCGTCCACATTGTCTAAAGCAGTTGCTCCTGCGTCATTGTATGTAGAGTTTAATTCAATAGTAACAGGATTATCACCTAATATTGTAATTACAGGTGGAGTTGTGTCTGTAGGAGTTGGTTCTACTACATTCACTGTTCTTGTAACTTGTGTCGCTGCATTACCACTTGAGTCACTAACATTGTAAGTAACTGTATACGTGCCTGCAACAGATGTATTTACATTATTTACTGTAACTATATTAGCGGTTAAATTACCATCTACATCGTCAGAAGCAGTTGCTCCTGCGTCATTGTATGTGTCTCCTACCTCTATGTTAACAGTAGAACTTCCTGTTAGAGTAATTACAGGTGATGTCGTATCAGGAGTAGTCTCTTCGCAAGGACCACCACCTAATAAACCACCTCCTGTTTGAACTACACTATTTTCTTTAGCACAGAATGGTAAAGACTCTGAATCAGGTAGTACTACTTGGTTATCAACTAATTTGTTGTCACAGTCTATATATGAGTAGTATACATTAGATACACCTCTATTTTCAACCGTGTATTCAACACAAGCCCATACATTTACGTTTCTCGTAACTGTTGATGCAGCATTTCCTGATGAATCAGTAACATTATAAGTTACGGTATAATCTCCTGATACTGCAGTATTAACATTGTTTGTTGTAACTATGTCTGCAGTAATGTCACCATCGTAATTATCTGAAGCAGTTGCACCCGCATCAACATAAGTAGAACCTGTTGGTATAGAAACGTTTGCGTCACCAAGTAGTGTAATTACAGGTGAAGTAGTATCTACAACATTTACAGTTCTAACTATTGGTGTTGCGGCATTACCTGCAGAATCAGATACATTGTATGTTAATGAGTAGCTACCAATAGTATTGAAATCAACAGTTCCCGTAACAACTACATCTGCAGTTATGTCTCCATCTACATTGTCATTAGCAGTAACACCTGTCATATAATCATAAGTACCTCCAACCTCTATGTTAACAGTAATTGGATTTACAGTTAGTGTCGGAGATGTTTCGTCTAAAACGTTAACTATTCTTGTAACAGGCACTGCAGCGTTACCCGAAGAATCAGATACATTATATACCACAGTATATGAACCTACAACATTGGTGTCTACATTGTTTGTAACTACTATATCAGCAGTTATATCTCCATCAACATCATCTAAGGCAGTCGCTCCTGCATCATTATAAGCACTTCCTTGAGAAACACTTTCTACTGCATTGCCTAATAAAGTAATTACAGGAGGAGTCTCATCGTTAAAGCATTGGTCTCCTGTATGTAATACTCCAATATTACCAACAATATCTACAGAATTCTCAATCGCACAGAACCACTCTGAATCAGAATCAGGTGTTAATGTTACATTGTATTCCAATTCATCACAACCTGTGTAAGAAAATACAACATTATCTACAGTACTGTAGTTTGAAACTTGGTATTCGTAACAATCTGTATAAACAGGAGGCTCTTCTTTACAATCGCAACAAGCATCTTCTGCAGTATCACCAAAACACAAGTCAAGAACAGTTGAGTCTCTATAATCCCAAATCAAATATAAATACTGACCTGTATTAGGCATAGTAAAAATACTGCTATATACGGGACTATTATCTACTATTGGTGTAACATTATTACTTGCAGCAAGAAGTGCGTTTATATCGCTATCATTGTTGTTATAAAGGGTATCTGTTCTTAGATACTTTAGCTTATCTGAATTTATGTCAAAATTATATGTATCACTTCCAAACTTGTTAGAGTATAAAGTAACGTCAGCACCATTACTCGGTATAACACCACCGCCTTGGTATCCTGTAATTGTTTTATATAATGAAACAACAGGCACGTTACCTGATTGGAATATAACGCTCTCGCTATGTAGTGGAGAAGTAAACGTTCCTGCAGACCATCTGTACTCTACGTGAGTTTCCTCATCAGATTCAGCGTCACTTGTAACATTAACTAATACAATCGTAATCTCATCAGCTTGAGGACAAGCTACGTTTAGTAATAACTCAACTAAACTACTTGAGGTAATTGTAATTACAACCTCTTCTACATTTACTAAGTCTTTATTGAAAGATATTTTACCACTTGTAGATACAACTCCACTTGTAGTTGTTATACCATTATATGTAGCAGTAACCTCGAAAGATTCTGCCTGAGATACTGTGTATCCTATTTCAACAATACCAACTAATTCACCTAAGTTGTAGCATCTCTCATATACTGAATCAGGTTTTATAGTTAAAGTTTGAGTTATACCACAATCGATACAAGGTATCTCAACAGGTAGTTCCTCTGTGTTAGAAGTTAACACATACTCTTTCATATAAGGGTCGTATCCTCCTAACTTTTGAGTATTAAATGACACTGTAAATAAATCTCTAAACCAAGAACTCATTCCAAAATTTGAGATTACTTGCAGTTGGTCACTTTGAGCAGACGAACCTTTTAGTTGTAAAACCGCTCCTCTTTTTGCATCGGTAAAGAATTTATCAGCACCCCAAGAAGCAAAACTTTCAGGGTTTTGGCTAATACCATATTCCTCGATACGAGCAATCTGAGTCCCTAATACTTCAGGTACAGATGTCAAAGCACTACCTCCTGAAGCGTCAGATAAAATATTTTTACCTGCTAATACATAAGATATTTTATCTTCTTGTAGTGTTAGAATATCAGTTTCTCTACCGTGTAATTTCATTACAGGTCCAAATGACTGCTCTAAGTTTTTATAGTTCAACAAGCCTCCATTAAATTCATTCAGCTTATTTACATTTGATTCTGCATTATATATACCGCTATAGGTTAAATCAGAAAATCTTCTTTCTTCTCTGTAGTCTTTAGCGTCTGTTGTTGTTGCTCTGTTACCTAATACAAGTTCTTTTCCTGTCATAGAGTCTTCAATCTTATAACTCTCAACTCCGTTTCCGAATGCGTAACAGTTAAAGAAATTTGCTCTAATAATAGCAGGTTTATTTAATACAAAATCTTGGCTCTGAAGATTACCCTCGTGCTCTCCATTTTCTGTAATCGCAAAAGACTCTGAAGACTCATACCATAAATCAGGCTCAGCGTCTTGTGGGTCAGATTCAAATACAATAGAGTTTGCGGCACGAATAACTTCTATAGTAACTCTAAGGTCAGCAGCTTTTCTATCATTACCGCCATACCCCTTCATACTTTTTACACCAAAGTAGCTTCTGCTACCTGTATTCCAAAAGTTGGTATAGATGTTACCTACATTACAAGGTCTGTTATTTACATCAGCATTTAATGTAGAATCATAGTTAGGTCCTTCAAAATCAGAAGGGTCTTTTGTTGCTTGGTTTTCTAAGGATGCTGCAATATTATCTCCGTCAAACCAATCTTTAAAATTAGCATAATCCTGAGTAGCGGTAAAATCAGCTTCTACTTTCCATTCTTTATGAGGAACTTTTCTGATACCATCTCTTTCAGCGTGGATTATCATTTTTATCTTACTACCTGCAGGAATAGTATAATCAATATATACTCCCGGGTTATCAGGGTCTTCAACGTCAACAGGGTATTGGATTACTCTACAACCTTTACCGTTACTTCTTAATTCTCCGTAAGCAATAACAGGCAAATCTCCAACTTCAGTATAGAAGTTATTTGCTCTTAACTTCATATAAGCACCTGCAGGAATAGGAATTTCCGCACCACTTTTATCAATAGGTGGAGGGTTTAAAAAGTCAGCTTGTTTAGAATCTTTTTCTAATACAGTAGTCCAAGTACAATTATTTCGAGCGCCTTGAGTATCTGCCTTGACAATAAGTTCGTCACCTTCTTGAATCTTAGAAGAGTTTTGACCCTCGAGTAAAAAGTAATCAGCACCCGTTGTAGGGTCTTTAAAAAAGAAATTACTGTATATTACATCATAATCTTTCTTATCAGGTTTTACCGCAAACTTATATCTTGTAGCCCAAGAAGGTGCTACTTGACTTGTCGGTATAGTAACTTTTATTCTGTTTTGAGTATCAGATGCGCTACAAGGAACGTGAATTGTATTATTTGCACTTACTAATGCAGTAGTTGAACGATTGTATTCGTCCATATAGATAATAGCCGTTTCATATCCTCTGTTACTGTGTAAACTTTTTGGATTAGATACCTCTTGGAACGCAATGTCAGCATCAGCAATATATAAATACTCATAAACATTCTGAGTTATATTGGCAAATGTAGGGTCATTAACATATCTAATAGCAGGAAATACTAATGATATCTTTTGAGATGAAGGCGATGTAATAATCTTTACAGGTTCATTTACACCATTAACACCACTTTGATATTTATATAGCCAATTTAATTGATTAAGCAATGCACAATTAAATGAATCAGTTAGTGTTAATCCATCACAAGCGTCTGATACAGTTTGAATATTTGCAGCAATTCCTATTTTTTCTTGAAAATCAACAGACGTAGCAAGAGCATAAACACTACTAAAACTTTGAGGTAGTATATATGTAAAATCTAAATCTAAACTATTATTCTCATCAGAAGGAAAAGGAGTGTTACCGCTAAATTGAGAATGACTAAATCTAACAGAAAAACTAATTGACGCTCCAAATACTAAATCCTTTCCTGTTAAATCAATATCTAATTGACCATTTGCAATAGATATCGAACCATCTATAGTGTAAGCAGCATTACTAAACTCTTCTTCAATTTGCTCATAACCTATGTCAATTGTTTCAAGTTCGGTAAAGTACTCTAATTTAGTAGGATTATTATCAGCATCAACAAGGTCATATCCCTCTAAATAGTTACCATAAACCAATCTATTACCCATCATTGTCTGAGCCTGTGCAGCTTTAGGCACATTGTCATACAATCTAAGTATCTCTGAATCAGGTAGTATTGTAAATATCTTGCTATTACTGAAAGTGTATGTATAATCGGTATTATCAGCAAGACCTAATTTACTTTTATCCAACTTCTCAATAACCTTTATCGTAGAGGAATTCATATCCTTAAACAATAGGTCAATTGACTTTACAAGTTTTCCTCCTGCATTATATGTAATCTCACAGTTATTTGTAGAGTTAAGCATACCTGCATTTAAAGCAGTGCTTATATCATAGTTGAATGTACTTGGTATAAACGAAGGGTCTGAGAATTGAGACGTAGCAGAATACTCTCCATCTTCGTATTGATATCTATATGCAAAACTAACAAATCTATCTTCCAAGAAGTTATCCTGACTTGACGTAGCAATTGGTCTAATCGCAGGAGAATTTAATGGAGGTCTCTTAATTACAAGGATAGCCTCTTCAGTAAACCCATCAACGTTAGCAGAAGGGTCGGCATAGTTCTTTGTTACATTTATTTTTTTTGGTTGATTTAAGTTGTCTGTAAAAAACAACAAATCCTCAATCTTATTTACTCCCGTAATTAAATAATCAGCATCAAAGTTTAAAGTGGTATTTATACCACCTCCATCATTAATAGAGATAATATGATATTTAGTAGCATCTATCTTAGTGTCATATGATACTATCAAATCAAGTTTTCCTGTAGGAGAACTTACAAACTCAGGGTCGTGTACGAACCAATATAATGTTTCATTAGCACCATCTTCAAAAGCACCGATACATTTTGCTGCAGAACTTAAAAAATCTCCATTATAAGATAGTTGGGTAAGACCAACATTACCTAATGAGTTTTCTACAACACCTATATCAGAATCTTCTGTAGACCCTAACCTAACGTTTAAAGCGTCAACGTACTCCCCGTTTGGAACGAGTCGTTCGTCAACAGACTTATTCATTTTTCCTGCAAAGAAATTTCTTGAAATGTTTGCCATATTACTTCAACCACTTGTCTCTACCACGTAGATTCTGTAATAATCTACCGGGATGAATGTTACTGATTCTAATTCTTGCGTTTCTAAGAAGAGATGTTTTTCTTTTGCCTGCTCTTCTAATAACGTATTCTTGCACATTTAATTTAGAACTAAGTATAGCATACTCAATTGCTGCATAAATGTAATCCTCAAATAGTTTATTTACCGAAACGCTTGAGTCATCACCATTTTCCATACCATCAGAAACATATTCAAGAATACACAACTCTTGTTGCATACTTGAACTGAAGTTTATAACTCCTGCTTTTTTATCTATAGTAAAAGTTGGATTAGCATTTGCGGTTTCAGTATTTAAACCAAAACGTGCTCCAATATTAAAATCGAAGTACCAAGCCCCATCTACATTGTATCCGGGCATACCATTGAATTGAGAACCTTCACCATCTAAATAGATGCTTTTTTTACTTCCAATGATTCTTTCGTAATCAATATTAGAGAATTGAGGCTTTAATATATTTCCATCAATATCAAACAAAATCTTACCTGTATTATCTTGTAGATAAGCCTTAGCAGTTTGTGCTTGAATATTTTCTGTCAATGGATATAAAATACCGTCTTTATACATAGACACCCTAACCCAATTAACAAAATCAGGAGGCAACACAAATCTAAGTGTGTCGTCTACGTTTAACTCTAACGCTTTTATTTCTTTAAAAGCATCATAGTTTAATTCCTGTATTGCTCTCTTAGCGTGAAACAATACTTTAAATCTTTCTTCGTTATTTACAAGATTATGATTACCCGCGTACATCAACATAAAATTGTTGACGATATCGTATAAGGAAACATATTGGTATGAACCCCAATTTTGACTTTCAGGATTCTGACCTGAATTCTCATAATAACTATATTCTGAAATATATCCCATTACTCTTATTTTTGATTAACCTTAGTTTCTTGTTCTTCAGACTGAGCGAATTGGTATATATCAGACTCTCTGATTGATACACCTGCATACTGAAGAATCTTAAGAATTAAATCAACCTCATAATCAGGCGCTAACTCAAAGTCTTGATAATCAGGCTGAGTAGGGTCAAACGAAGGCTCTCCGTTTAAAAGACTAATAAAAGTCCATTTAGGTTCTTTAGGGTATCTAATATACTGAGACACAATTCTACCAATTG